TGATACAGGTAATAGTGGTCGAAATGTTATACATGGAGAAAAGATAAATATTCAAGGTAAGAAAGTCAGTTGGTCCTTATTAGGTAAAAAATACACAGCTGATATTATTAAAATGGACAATATTAAAGTGGGAGGTCTTAGAGATTATGACGAAGATAGACCACTTATAGAATTAGATGTTGAATTTGCAGGCACCGTCTATGAGAAAGTTCTTTTTACTATTGACGATAGAAAAGAACGAACACCTATCCTATTAGATAGGGAATTTATGAAGCGATTAAATGTTATGGTTAATCCTGCCAGAAAATACTTATTGACTACACCATTTGTTGCTGACAAACAAAAGGAAAAATAATGGCTAAGACAAGTGAAGTGAAAGTCCTACGATTAAAAGTAGGCGATTTTATTATTGCTAAAGTAAGTGAATTGAAAGACAAATATACTATGGAGAAACCTATGGCATTAGGTTTTGTTGGTAGTGGCGAGAGTGGTCAAGGCACTCTACAATTTGCCCCTTGGTTCCCATTTACAGATAATAGAGAAATTAATATTGCTAAAGATGATGTTCTTTTAATAGAAGAACCTGGTCTTGATTTATTAAATCACTATAACAAAAACTTTGGTAGCGGTTTGATACAAACACCTAAAGGTTTAATTACTGAATAGTGATCGAAGAATTAGCAAATGGCAACGCAGCCTTTGTTGATGTTAAAGTAAAAGAGTTAGACGATAATCAATTAAAGGATTTAGGCCATCTTTTACTCCACTATGGGTGTATCGTTTTAAAAAAACAAGACCTAGAGTTAAAAGATTTCTCAAAGCTTTCTAGTGCCTTCGGACACAATCAATACAAATTAATTAGAGATAATATTATTTGGTCTCAAGGTTGGCTGTATGGCGATCCTTTGTATTCAAATGATAAGGCTGATGTCATTAGACGAGCAAGAGAATTATATCATTCAAAAGATAGTGGCCATAGAATAGAACATAATGGTATATCATACGGAAGAGGTACACAATATCAAAATATAGATGATATAGATTATCTAAATCCTATGGGTTGGTTTAATTCAGAATTCCCCTGGGTCCAAGAAGTTAGTGCTAGACCTAAAGGTTTGTTTGGTCATAAAGATTTAGTTTTTCATACAAACCTAACAAATCATTTCACCCATCAATACGGCAACATTGTATCACTATATGGTGTGCAACATACCGCGGGCAGTATAACACCTGTATCAAATGTTGCAAGAGCATTTTCAGATTTTACTGAAGAGCAAAAAAATAAATCTAGACCATTAAGAGCAAGAATAGGTAGAATGTTAGCTTTAGATTATGACACGCCTGAGGATGCTGTAGCAGAATATTTGCAGTTGGCTACAGGACATTTAAAAGAATCTAAGTATGAAGATATTAATACGATAATAAATCTTTATCCAGAAAATTCCCCAAGCAATAGCACTAGAAGAATTTTAAAATCAAAAGAATTAGGTAGACTAAAAGCACAGTCTAACGGCATTGATATACCATTTATATTTAAATGTCCTATTGAAACAAAATGGGGAGAAGAAACTTTTAATTCTATGGCTGTTGTTGAAGATATGATTGATGATACACAATTCTCTATGGAGTTATTTGATAACTATATTGATAATGATAAGTATAGATATGATCACGAATGGGAAGATGGAGACATTTTAATTTTCGATCAATTACTCACAATACACGCTAGAAATAATGCCAATACTTTAAATCCAAAGGAAAGAATTCTTTGGAGAAGTTGTCAAAATCATTCCAAATTACAATTACCATTATGGTTAGATATTAATGAACCATTACCTAGTGAAAGAATATATAGATCAGATGGCCTTAGTTTTATGAGGCATTTTACACATTTACCTGATAAAGAGCTTGACTAATCAATACAAAACTGTTATAATAATATTATGAAGTTCTACACATCCGTTATACCACACCGTGGGCGACTTTTGGTTCGTGCCATAGTAAACGGTAAAAGAATTCAAAAACGAATTAGTTATAAACCTTCCCTTTTCGTACCAGTAAAAAAAGAAACAAAGTATAAAACTCTAGATGGCAGACCATGTGAGAGAATCAAATTTGATTCTACATATGAGGAGAGAGAGTGGTTGAAACAATACGATGGTGTCACCGGGTTTGAATACTTCGGTAATACTAGACATCAACACGCCTTTATATCAGATGAATTTAAAGGTCGTATTGAATGGGACTTATCTAAACTCAATACTATTACTATTGATATTGAAACAGAATGTGCAAATGGATTTCCTGATCCTAAAACTGCAATCGAGCCTTTACTATGTGTCACCGTAAAATCTCATTCAACAAAAGAAATAATTGTATTCGGTATAGGTGAATACAAAACAAATAGTGATAGTGTAACCTATCATCAATTTCCTACTGAACAGGCTTTACTAGAAGCGTTTATTAAATTCTGGCAAGATTATGATCCAGATATCGTAACCGGTTGGAACTGTAAGTTCTTTGATATGCCTTATTTAATTAATCGTATTAATTATTTAATGGGTGAAACTGAATCATTGAAACTAAGTCCGTGGGGTATTGTTGAAGGTAAGAAACAAAATAAACAATTCGGTGGCGAGATAGAACATTACGATATTCTTGGTGTATCAACCTTAGATTATCTAGACTTGTATAAGAAATATACTTATTCAAAATTAGAATCATACAGACTTAACTTTGTTGCTGGTGTAGAACTCGGTGATTACAAAGATGAGAATCCTTATGAGAGTTTTAAAGAATGGTACACCAAGGACTACCAATCATTCGTAGATTATAATATTCAAGATGTAGAATTAGTTGATAGGTTAGAGGATAAGATGAAACTAATTGATCTACATTTGACTATGGCTTATGAGGCAAAGGTAAACTTTCAAGAAGTATTCCAACAAGTGACCATGTGGGATGCAATCATATTTAATTTCTTAAAAGATAAAGGTATTGTTGTTCCACAAAAGATAGATCACGAAGGTGCTCGTGGTTATGAAGGTGCATATGTAAAAGATCCTATTGTAGGTTTTCACGATTGGGTTGTAAGTTATGATTTGAATAGTTTGTATCCACATTTAATTATGCAATACAATATTTCACCTGAAACAATTATTGGGTTTCAACCAGAACTTTCAAGTGTAGATAAATTATTAGAATGGCAAGTTGACTTTTCTGCATTTGATAAAAGAACTATGACACCAAATGGTGCGATATTTAGAACGGACAAACCTGGTTTCTTGGGTGAGTTGATGGAGAAGTATTATACAGATAGAAGTAAATATAAAAAGTTGATGATTGCTGAGCAAAAGAAACAACAAAAAGATAAAGGTAATAAAACTCTTATCAATAACATTTCTAAGTATAACAATATTCAAATGGCAAGAAAGATTGCTTTGAATAGTGCCTATGGTGCTATTGGTAATAAGTATTGTCGGTATTATGATGTACGACAGGCTGAAGGTATCACACTTGCAGGCCAATATTCAATTAGATTTATCCAAAGACGAGTTAATGAGTATCTTAATAAGTTATTGAAAACTGAAAAGGTAGATTATGTTGTTGCTTCAGATACAGACTCAATCTATATTCGTATGGGTGATGTTGTTAAGAAAATGGGTCTTGGTGATGACATTAAAAAGACTGTAAATATTCTAGATAAGTTTTGCGATCAGAAATTAAAACCTTATATAGATCAAAAGTATCAAGAGTTGGCAGACTATACACACGCCTATAAACAAAAGATGGTGATGGACAAAGAAGTGATTGCCAACAAAGGTATTTGGACTGCTAAGAAAAGATATATTTTAAATGTTTATAATGCTGAGGGAGTTGATTATGAAGAACCTAAGTTAAAGATTATGGGTATCGAGGCAGTTAAATCTTCAACACCAAAAGCGTGTAGAGAAAAGATTAAAGAAGCATTGACTGTTATTATGACTAAAGATGAAAATGCCTTGATTGAGTTTATAGATCAGTTTAGAAAAGAGTTTAACGAATTGCCTGTTGAAGAAGTATCTTTTCCAAGAAGCGTTAATGGTCTTTTAAAGTATCAAGACAATACACACATTTATAGAAAGAGTACGCCTCGCCATGTGAAAGGTGCATTGATCTATAATCTAAATTTAAGACAAGATGGTAAATTGCTAAATAAGTATGAGACCATTAAAGAAGGTGATAAGATTAAATTCTTAACATTGAAAATGCCTAACCCATTTAAAGATGATGTTATATCTTTTCCAACTAAACTACCTAAAGAGTTTGGTTTAAAACAGTATGTAGATTATGACGCTCAATTTGAAAAGTCATTTTTAGATCCATTACGATTCATAGTGAGTGCCATCGGATGGAATTTTGAACGACAGGCCTCACTAGAAAGTTTTTTCGGATGATTAGAAGATATAAAGATTTAAAAGAGATAACTGT